GTTTCATACCAATAATCTGCCGAATCTCGTTTGAAGTCGCAATCTCATTCCTTGTAAATTTGTCTGCAAGTTCTGCAATTTCTGAAGCCGGTACAAGTCTAAACGGATCTGAGAAGAAGATAATGGATTGTTTTTGTGTACGAGCAGTTGGGGTCAAAAATTTTCGTTTCATTTCGTCAACGATTGCTGAGACGATAGGCTCTATCGTTCGGTTATTGTAATTAAGCATTGTTTTCTCGTCTGCAGTGCCATTCATGATCTCTTGCGTGATTCCTAACTGGCTGTAAAGCATACTCGTTAAATATTCAATCTGAGACATAAGATGGTTGTCTACAGAACGATTCAATTGGGTAATGTGCTCTGTGGCATCAATATAAGCAATGCCATATTTAGAGCCTGCTAATTGGTCCTCAATACTTTTCCGACGTTCTTCTGCTTGTTGTTTACGAGCTGTAGATTTGATAGTGTATGGTAGTTGAATGATCATATCCAATTTACCAGCGCCACTTTCTTCATCAATATCGTCTAACAAATTTAACTTTGAAATCAATCGTTGTAAAGTCGAATTTGGTTCATTCATAACTGCATATAACGGATTCTCTATAATCGCCACAATACTTTTTGGAAGAATGATGTCTTCACGATAACCCTTTTTGTCATTGTAAAGACGCACTCGGATTTGATCCGGAAACCATTCTAATATTTTAGCAGTTCGCATTGATTGAATGTCATAGGACCCTGTTATGTTTGGATCAAATGTTGTATCAACAGGAACAATAGCTACTGCTCCCTCATCTAACATCGATAAAACAACATCTTGAATAAATGCCCGATTTGTCTGATCTTTATTTGCCTCTAAAGTAAGGCAATTATTAAGACCAGAATCGATCATATCATCGAATCGTCCTTTATCATCCAATCGCACATGCTGTATATCCAATGCCGCAACATCTAAAGAAATTCGATTGTACACGGCAGTTATAATAGACCTTTCATTTCCTCGTGATAATCGTGGCCGGTCGGGTCTATAGCTATACCCAGGCCCATTTCTCCAATTTGTCGGTGCACGATTTAAAAATGCATTCCAGGCATGTTTCAGCCGAGTTCCTATTGTTGGCATATTATTTCTCCTTATTCATGGATTTATAATTCATTTTGAAATTTTCAAATCAAGACTTTTTAGATACGATTCTTGTTTCCTTTTGAACTGCTGCACCAACTAAACCAAATCCAGCTATTGGCCAAACATTATAATCTGTTTGTACAATAAAATCTCTTCCGGCTTTTAATTTTCCGGAATCAATATCATCATACATTGCTTTTGCAGCTTTTGCTGTAGACGCAAATGATTTACCTTTCTCTGTCCATTTGTCAGCTTTGTAATCGTATTTAAGAGCTTTATCATCGTCTTTCTGACCAGATCCATACTCTCGAAGTCTATTTGCTTTTTGTTGGTATTTCGTAGCTTTGTTTTCGGACACATTAGTATAAGTAACGTTTTCCTTATATTGCTTAGATAATACTTTCTTAGCCGTTCGTGTATCTTTTTTTTGTAAATAATCAGATGTTGACACTTTGGCATATCGTTCTTTTCCTTTTGAAGTTAAAGACCCATCATCATTCTGGTATCGACGAACACCCCATTTCATTCCGAGAATACCATGATGGTATAATTCATTTATAGTCATTTCTCCCTCCTACTCAAAAGCATCTTTATTTAACTTATAAGCTACAAAAGCATCCATCAAAGCTGCTACAGCATCGATCTTCTGATCACTTCTTTTTTTTAGCAATTTACGATTACCGTTTGTATCTTCAATCGTGATACAATTACCCATTGTAAAACTCATAAGCTTTTCATCAAAGAGTAACATTCGTTCTTCTGCTAATTTCTTAATTTCACCTAATGGAACTGATTCTGTACGAGCACCTTGAATAACTTTTTCAATCCCAAATGGTCCCCATTCTGTTTCCCAACGAGTTACAAATTCTTTTGCATTATATGGATCAAATCCAAAGCATCGTACGTCATACTCTACTGATTGAATAAACAAATCAAGATCGTCATATACTTCCATCATATCAAGGATTGTTCCTTCCATAACGATCAATGTTCCTTCTTCTATAAACTCTTCATATTTTGTTCGCAAAGCTCCAGGAAGTTTGTCCAAGGTCAATCGTGAAATATAATTTCGTGTTTTAACACCAAAGTATCCATTAGATAATGGAAACAAAAATGTAAAAGCACAAAAATCATCTCCTTGAGAAAGATCGGCGCCAAGCGCGCAAGGCATGGACCAAAAGTTTTGTCTCTTTGCAGTCAATAGAGTTTCTTCATATGTGAAGTAATAGGTGAATCCCTCCATTGGAATTCCAAATCGTTTTGCTAAAATATCGTTACGAGCTGCTGGCGCTTGTTCTGCTCGTTCGACATCAAGTTGATATGTTTCATATGTAACAGTCAACCCAAGATTTGGATTCGCCTTTAACCACATATCTGGATCATTTACTTCTGAAATATCATCTAATCGATACCACCATATCGAAACATGCGGATTGTAATACTCCCCTCTGAGTATTTTGGTCAATTCCATTTTGATTGTATCACCGCTACCGTTTCGAATTGTTCCTTCAGAACTTGTAGCTATAATTAGATAATCATCCAGTTTAGAGGCGCCTTGCTCTAAAGCACCAATAACGTCTTCACGAATGTCACCTGAAAGCCATTCATCAACTGTCGAAATCTTCGGACGTAATCCTTGTAATTTGGCAATAGACATCGGTCGTATTTCAAGAAGTGAATTGGTGAGGAAATTTTCGATGCCCTTTTTTGTCGAAGCTAATTTTTGTCGATTTGCTTTTGACCCAGTTGTATTTTGCAAAGAGCCTTCTGTGAGAAATGCAAAGAATGGTCCTTTTGATCTGGTGATTGCAGTACGAAGTGGAGACATCACCTCATCGGCCTGTTTCATTGTTGGGGCCGTTGTGATTTGATGAGTAGTCGAGGTATCCACATTGAGAAAGTATCCCTGTATGTTAGAATCGTACATAGACTTTGCTGCACCTCGAGCTACAATAAGATACTGCTTTTGTGTCAGCCGCTTCTTAATTGTTCGAAGTTCATAGTGTCCACCTTTGATTCTTTTTCCATTTGGAACATATACTTGACGTTCTACAAAGTAATACCAACCAAATACTTGCTCTGCCCAAAGTTTAAAGGAATCCAACAAATGCAAATCTGATCCGTCGGTAAGGGTTAATTCTTCTTCACAATAAGCAATATACCCTTCTACAGCTTGATCATCATAATAATACATTGGGTTTTCAATCAGTTCATCGATTCGGTTCATTTCTAAGGAAACATTTTCACAAACTGGAATTTCTCCCCGTAATACAGAATCTCGAAATTCTTCATAATACCGTGGAACTGCTCGATTGCTCAACATATTACTTCACCTGCTTATTCATTTTTCTTTTTCTCCGAATTATATGATTTTCCGCCCTTCACAACATTATCTCTGGCAGTAGCATTAACCATCCCACCAACAATATATACTGCAGCAGCTGTTAATACTGTTTCACCAGTTTTTTTAGCTATGTTTTTTACAAACTTTCTTCCTTCTGTTTCCCGTTTAATATTAGCATTAGAATTCATTGGAGTGCTATTAATCGAAGTTTGAAGATCTTTGATTTCTTTCTCTTTTCGAAGACGAGTAATATATGTATCCAATTCATCATTAGACATTTCGCTAATACTCTTCGTCTTTTTTTCTGATGAATCACTCGAATCTGTTTTAGATGCTGATTTCTTAATACCACGAGATGGACCAACTCCATAATGGGAACGTCCAAGAGGAGTTAGACTACCGTCTTCATACTGGTACAATCGTTTTCCCCATTTCATTCCTTTTGTCCCAGAATGAAATAGTTCCAAACTATTATCGCCAATTATTCTGTATGAACTCATTTTGAATTTTCCTCCTGTTGACTTTCTGCTTCAAGATTTAAACGCCATTCAAACTCTTTGATTGAAGTATTCATTGCTTCTGTAACTGAAGCAGATAATGGCGGATCAAACAACATTCGAACTCGCATATACATATATGACTTTATGCTTGCCATTCGTGGATCTTCGTCTATAAAATCGGACCATACCTCAGAATTACCAGAAATAGAGAATCCAGTGTCCGGTCCAACTCCTAGTTGTGTTAATACGGAGAAAACAGAATTAATTGCTATGATGATATCTGTATCAAAGTAAGAATCATCTTCTTGAATACCAAGCAGTTTCTTTATAGATTTGAGTATGCTATCTTCTCCCATATATGCACCTCTTTTCTACTGAAGTTCGATGAATTTGCTCATGACATAACCTTTTGTTTTTGTCTCCTGAATGTAATACCATCCTTCAATTTCTGACGATCCACCCAATATTTTA